TTTTTTTTTTTTTTTTTTCTGAAACTTGCATTAAAACAGAAGGCTTGACTCGTTAAGTTGAGTTGATAGACACGGTTGGAACCCAGTGGGAGGCCACCGCTGAGGCCTTGAGATAGTTATTTATTCAGGGGATGGTAATAACTGAATCTTTGGGCTTTCAGATCCTTGGAGACCCTTGGTGACCAGGGCTGAAGTGGTGAGTGCTCTAGACTTTTGTGCATTACTCTCGAAGAGGTGCACATTGCGATTCGTTTGGTTTGCCAATCTCTCTGCTTCATTGGGTATGCGTACCAGGCCATCCATTGGATTGAGAGCAGCTTCATTGAGTACCCCATCAAAGAAGTCAAAGGCAGCAAACTTCTGCTCTGGCTTGTATGCCCAAGCTTCCCAAGCTGCTGGGGGTTTGTTCTTTTCCAGTCTATAGTTCCATATCAGCTTTGCAAAATAGCGGCAGAATTGGCGCAGAGTAGTGTACTGCGTAACCGCGTTAGCTACTTTGGAAAGAGGAACACCCAGTGTGGCAGAGTTACCTTTGAAAACAGTTTCCGGTGATGACCCATTGTCAAAGCAGTAGTTGACAAGCTCCAGAGAGACTTGTGTGAGATTGGTCTGGGCTGCTCCAAGAGTGATGAAAGCTTGGGAGATTGTCACTAGATCCTCTGGTGATGGTAGGAGGGAACTGGTCACTGAGAGTGGGAGGACATTTAACTGACTCGATGTGAGGGAAGCAAAAGGTCCTTGGGCAGTTGGGACCCTGGATCCAATAGAGTTAGAGGCTGAAGATGGAGTGGTCGACATTATTATTCAAACTAGGTTCTAACTTAAGCGATGATTAAGGGCTTCTATGACACTATCTAAATTACTAAGCTGGGTACAGCCTTGGATTATTGTGGAATGGCCGTTGAGAATGATGGTGCAACTAGGACTGTTAAGCGTGTTTAGCACCACAATGATTGCAATGCCTACCACGACTCCTATTAGAGAATAGAGTAGAAACATAGATAGCTACAATTAGCCCTAAGACAAAGATCAGTGGGAGATGGTTGGACACTGGGTGGGATGGTTGGTAGTAGTTGACACTTTTCGTTCCGTCACGATAAGTGCCTCCGTGTGGGAGAGAGTGAGTAGAATCCCCTACGTGGGGCAGGGTGGAACGAGTTAGGGAATAAACTACGAGGGTTAATCCTAGTCCTACAGTTAATGGGAAGATCACTTTTGTCTGGTCAGGTGGAGGGGTGAGGTGGATTGGGGCACCTGACATGAAGCTCTTGAGTGTGTCGGGTCAGTGCAATGTAGAGCTCTGTGGAGTTTTCGACACTTTCCAATGGTAGTGATGACAGGACGGTGACCACTGGGTATTGCTGTCCTATGGTGGCTTTCGGGCACAGAGTTTTCACACCATGTCGCTGGGCCAAATCTCTAATGTATGAGTCCAGAGCAATCACAGTGCCGTAGAGCTCTCCTTCGAAAACCCCTTTCCTAGAAACTGGTTGATCTTCGGCACCGGGATAGATGAGGATACCTAAATCTGAGATGAGTTGGCATGTTTGAGCACCAAGCCTGTGTGAAGTTTCTTTGATGAAGTGAGGTTCCACTGCAAAGTCCGGGTGTTGCAGGGGGTCGGCGAAAACCGCGTCCCAAGAACCTTTCAACGGCTGCGCACAGTACTCATCAAGGATGTTGAAGTGGTTGGCTTTAGGCATCGAGTATTGCCTGATCATTTTCCTGGAGAGATTGGGCTTGTCAGGAGTGCCGAGAGTTTGTGCATTGATGGACGAGTGCAGTTTCAAGAACTCCCGTATGAGTGTGGTCTTCCCGGCGCCAGCTACAGCATGTACAACTAAAGGCTTAGAAATGGGCAGATCAGTCCTACTGTAACCGTTAGTTGTTAGCAAGGAGATGAGAGCGTCCATCAGTCGTATGTCGAGAAGATTCTTCCACTACCAACTTTGATCAGTTTTCGAACGGTTAATTGATGAGCCATGGATTGCTCCTCTGAAAAGATCTCATGCAATCTGTCTTTGTGTTGGTAGGCCAATGCCACATCCCTAGCATAACTATCCTTCACTTCTTTAATTTCGCCTCTTCGGGCGGCAAGCTCGAGTGACGCCCATGTTTTGATAGGGTCCTTCATGACCCCGAGGGGCGTGATGATCATCCCGCAGAACTCCGCCCACTCTCCTTTGATTTGTCGTTTGTATGTTGGTTTGGCCTGGAGTGAAATCTGCGTCTCAATTTTCTTGAAGCTCTGTTTCTCCTCGGGAGCAAAGTCGAAAGCACAGTCGTCACCTGCGTACAGCTGTGCTGTGCCTATTGGAATTTTCAATTTGGTGTGAGCGAAGGCAATGTTGCACTCTGTGTTGGCATCAAAAGTGGGGCCTTCTCCAGTGAGCCTCATAATTTTGAGCACGCCCAGGAAAGTTTTTGAACAGCATTTCAACTCGACATACCCGTCAATGTAAACATCGGGTATGGAATGGTGGCGCGCCTTTAAAATTTCAAATTGGAGCATCGCACCATCCTGGGATTGGTCAAAGGCAGTGTAATCATTGGCATAAGAAGTGCGGTTGAAATTCCAATTTTCGAGGGCCCATTGAGAGAGTGCTTCAGGTGTTGTCTCACAATTGATCATGATATCCTTTGGTTGGAAAACCTCTCTCACCCTTCTCATGTAACGGGCCATGGTGCCGTAGAGCATGACAGCCTCCTGTTGGAACGAGGCTATGGTCTGGCCAGCTTTGATTCTCGGTTGTCCTAGCTTCTCCACTTTCTTCACCCATTGAGATTTCAGAAACAGTGCAATAGTCTTGGGGTCAAAATCAGGTGACTGCCGGCCCTCTCCATTTTTCAACATGTGAAGTGGTTTAGATAGGTAAGTTCGTTGCACTTCATCTGCACAGACATTCCACAAGCCCTCATCGAATTGAATCGGCTCCTTCGGGAGTCCCATGGCCAGCTTGTAGTTTTCAAAGAGCACATCCCCTATATGCCTCTTGCTCACAAATTCTTCAAAATTCTTTTCCGGGCTGGAGACTTTCAGTCGGGCTTCAATTGTGGCCCAGAAGAGAGTCTCGTCTCTGGCCTGCTGGTGAGGAAACATCTGCACAATTGGATCTTCTGTCTGCACACAGTTGCTGTGACCATCCTTTTCAGAAAAGAGTTCCCTGGAATGTTTGTCTGGCATGTTCTCGATGATTTTATCGAAAAAATTCTTTGGATTCTCTACAGGGAAATGAGTCTCAGGGGCTGGTGGTTGGGCTGGGGGGTCTTCTGTGGGGCTCGGTTGTCTAGTCTTTTCCTCTCTGACGAGCCGAAGAAACGCCGCAAGGTATGGAGTTGCTGCCAGTTTCTCCCAGAAGGCATCATTGGTTACCCCGGTGTTCACGAAGTGAATTGCGTGAACTGCCCTGCTCAAAGCTGTGTACATCACTTGTTGGGAGCACATGGGCGTGTCATTGTCAATCAAAATTTGAATCTCTGGGGCAGTGATTCCTTGACAGCCTGCATAAGTTGACACTTTGTGGCCCATTTCTCCGTAGGCCTGTTTCTTATACATTGATGGCACTAGCAAGTGACGGCCTGGGAGAACAGTGCTCGACATTGTAATGTTGGTGGTTCCCTCCACCTCAGAATAAACAGCCAGCATGTTTGCCAAATCTCTCTTGTTGCGGTGTGTGGCATTTAGGTAGTACCTGGAGAAAGATTGGGCAATTTCGGAGAAGGGGGCAATTTTTGATGTCAGAGCATTTTCATTGGGCTCGTGGTGGAAGCTCTGATTGGGGTCACCTGTCAGAATTAGGGTTTCCAGACCTGAGTTGGTGTTGATATAGGCCTCGATGAACCCCGCAGGCAGTTTGGTGTAATCATCCATGATCACGACAGAGGAGGCGCCGACTAGTAAGCTTTTCTCAAAGGTTTTCAAGGAATTTGGATGTGCCTGCGGCAATTTCCTCTGCCAGTCCAATCTCAGTTCATTTGTTGGTAGGATGACAGTGATTCGCTCCTCAGGGTTATTTCTCAGGAAATCTTGTAGGGCATGGGACTTTCCGCTTCCACCAGTACCGTGAATGACGCTGAGCCCAATGGTGCGGGGTGGCATTTCAGTTTTTCGGGAGAATGCCTCAAGCCACTCTTTGGACTGATGTTTCAATAGAGCTCCAATGCGTAGATTCTTTACATCAGATCCAAATGCTTTTGCTCGCAATGGGTCAGGAGTGAAGGGAGTGGGGAGGCGATGAATACAAGTTAACACTTCATTGATCCCAGGGTGAGAAGCAGGGGTCTTTTCCAGTTTCTTGATGTCCAGAATCGGTGAGATGAGCGACCCGTCATTCGGGTTGACTTGGCTTTGAGTGCCTTTGAATCCAGCAACGTTCAGAATTGGGAGCCAAGCCTGCCACGGGAGCACTGAGGTTTCAGCATGATGGACACTGGTTCTGAAAGTGATGGAAATCCTACCCTCCTCTAGCGATGTGACCGCATGTTTGTGGGTGGATTGAAAGCCTTGAGGCATTGTGTACACGCAGACCCCAGTTAGTGATGTGAAGCTTAAATCACCATCAGCGATCCTCTTAGTTCGAAGTTCTGCATGTCCAATGTTCAGAGTGGTGATCACAGAATCCTTCAGTATCAGTGCCTCATCATCTGCATGGAAATTGATGCTGGCCTGTTTCTTGAACACTTGATATAAGCAATGATCGTGTTCGATTGGAATGTTGAAGTGCTGCGAGATGGCAGTGAGTGCCTCGGGCCAGGGCTGGGCCTTGTGTGTGACAGATCCATAGTTGTATGTCTTGATCTTGTTATTTCGAGAATACAGGGTCACACGCCTGCTTCCGACTGTGTCCACTAGTCTAAGATGAGACTTGATGAATTGCGCCCAGGTTTCTTCACAGTTTCTGTCTGGGTTAAACCTTACTAGTGGGACTCCATGTGCAGTTGTGCTGCACGCATTCACTTCAGAGTTGGGGGGCAAAGGCTCGTCCTGATCAGGCCTTTTCTCAGCAGAGGAGGAACTGCTGGCTTTGTAGCTCAAGTCTTCTGAATTTTCTTGCTTCCCATTTTCTTGAGTTTCGGTTTGATCAATCTCTTTCGTTTTCTCCTTGGGAGCGTTTTCAAGGGGGTCAGGGTGGAAGTCTTCTGGGGCCTTATTCTCTCCCCGATTTCTCAGATAATCCCAAGCTTTGAGTTGTTCAATACTGGGAGCCTCAGTGGTGTCCAAGGGATTGTAGCTCTTTGGGTCCCAAAAGTCGTCGTCCTCATCTCCCACAGGAGCTACTTTCTCAATTTTTTCTTTTAGGAAATCGAACCAGGACCTTTCGTTGAACTCCTCAACTTTATATGTTAAATCAACAGCTTTCCACTGTAAGGCTTGGAGCAGCTTAAGGAAATCATCTTGTCCGAAGATCTTTTGCTTGAAGTGCTGCCACCAAACGATTACTGGCTTGAAGGTCCTTCGAACTGCAGACCCCGAAAGAATTTCTTCAAAACTGTTGACTGACTCCAACTTGCCGATCAAGAAGAAGTAGTTCATTAAGTGCACAATGTGGGTCGGGGAAAACTTTGCAAGCTCTTTGTCTGGTAGGAGCTGCCTCATTTTTGCATAGAGGTCACGTGGTGTGACTTCTTTCAGACTCTTACAGTACATGAACATTTTCATTGCAAATGTTGTTGGGATTGGTTGGTTCATGTTGTGCTGTGATGGTAAGAAAATTTTGGGGAGCTTGACATATGGAATGTCAGATCCGAAAGTTCTCAGAGGTGGCGTCTCATAGTGCCCCCTTTGGATTATAACTAAGTGATTCGCTCCTTTTGATTCCAGTATCTGCATTGTGAGCGTAGTTTGGCCATCAGTGAGTCTACCAAGGAAAAGCCATGCTAGTTGTCTTTTGTGGTGAGTGTAGGCTGCTCCAGCGTGGCCTCCTGGTAGATACATAAAAAAATCCCCATGATACTTGAGCGTGTAGATTGAGGGGTGCAGAGAAGAGAGCTGATCCACTGCTTCTATGGGCAAAACAAGTGTAGCGTAGAGAGTCTGAAGAGTAGGGCTGCACTTGAACAATGTGAGCAGTTGTGTGGGGCTCCAAAAATGGAGAGTGTCACCCATGAAAGCAAGTTTTGTGGTGCAGGGCTGCTTCTCTAGATGTTCAACAACAGTTTCCATTGGGTACCGTGCTATATCTTTTGGTTCGAAATGCGAATTAATAAACCGGTCCCCTTGGTGTGGACCCCTTCTGAACTTTCCAAGTTTTCCTTTCTTCATGTAAAAAAAAGAAACTGGGTTATCTTTTGGAAGGTAGTTGGCCACAATGTTGTACATATCATTCTCTATAGCTTTGGCAGCACCATGGGTGTGCAACTCTATGGCTAAAGGGTTAGTGATAATTCCTAAGTTTTCTAGGTGATCAGCTGAGTCAGAACTATGTGCATATGGATTGATGGTGGACGCTAGCCGCAATTGCATTTGGATAGTCTTGTAGGCTTCCTCTTGAATTACAGCTTTTAGCGAAGAGTCAGTGAGAGAAGAGAAAACCTCACGCACACGAGCCATCTCAAGAAATATAAACCTCTGGGGTTGCTCCTTTTCTTTTAGAATGGGTGTGAGTGGGTTGGTTTGGGTTTGGGTTGGTTTTC